CTATCATACCAGTCATCAGTCACATTTTCCAACTCTACACCTGTATTGTCACATGCTGTAACATTAAGGATGTGCATAAACTCATTGTATTCTTGGGTTGAGTATGCTCTCTTGTCCTCTGGTATGAAGTCTTGCCAGTCAGTTCCTTCTATCCTATATGATAGTGTGTTATCATTGTTATGATAGTATTCTATTTCAGTACCATCATGTGATACAAAGTATTGTGACATTAGTTTGCTCCTTGTGCTTCTCTTATCTTGTCAAATACATTCTCTATTTCTTGTGGACATTCATCTATCATATCCATATCTAACATTGTTTCATACAATTTGTTCATTTGATATGCTTCATCAAATGTGAGATTAATTGATAGCATTTGTTTAGTGATTATTGGAATGGGACTTACAGGACGTAATTTCTCAACTGGATCAAGACAACCATAGATCCCTGCCCTATTAATATAATACATCATTTTGTGATGATTACTATTGGCCTTGTGCCACTAATCTAACTGTCTTCCTGTAGCACTCTTCTCTCTTGTTCCCATGTTAGTTTCTCTAATTCTATTTCTAATTGCATGATACAATTATCAAGACAATCAAAAATAGTTGTCTCTGTACCTTCATTATCCTTGGGAAGAGTTCCAAATCCCTCAAATTCTCCCATTTCTCTAATGTCATAGAGATCGCATAATAAATCTGAAATGTTTAAACCATTCATTTGTAACTTGTTAATCGGTGAATTAAATTAAATGTGTAATCAATATTTCTTATACACCATCCTGTAACATCACTTATCTTATCTACCAATTCATCTTCATCTTCTACTTCCCATATACCTAGTGCAGTATCATGTAATGCAATCTCTTCATCAAATGTTAATTCATTATCAGTATCAAATTCAATGTCAGTAACTAGAATTTTCATGCTACCTCCCATTCTTCTTTGTTGACTGATTCTTTACAACATAGGCATGTAATTGCCGACCAACTAAAATGATATACTCTGTTGTATTGTTGGCATTTGGGGCATACAATTTCTTTACCATTGTATCCTGCCCTAGTGTAACGATTGACTTTACTCATAATACTGTGGTCTTTGCTTAGGATACTGTTGGGTTACATTATCAACTAACTCATCATACAACTCAGGATCATAATTATCAATTTCTTCTTTTATCTCATTACTGCTGCAATTCTCATAGTAATCAGTCAGTTGATCTGTTACTATTTGCACCAGTGTTTTAATGTCCATGCCATCAACAAGTATTTCAACAAATTGTGATGCCACTTCTCTGTCTTGATCTTTGGTTAGATTAGGTATAGTGTCCTCCTTGTGCCTGTTCGATTGCTACCACATATCCAGTTCTCTCAAAGTATTCATGTGCTATATTACTTGCTTCTTCCAGTGATTTTGTGAATCTAACTGGACTGGTGAATACACAATAGAATTGTGGAAGATCGGGGTTGAGCATAAGTGCCTTGCTTGACTACCTTTATATAATAACAGACCATGAGAACTTGTCCCATGGCCTTGTGACACTAATCTAACTGGTTGTTAGTTGCGGATGTTTTCTACATCATACTCTATGATGATCTTCTTGGATGCTCTACCTACACTATTAAGAGTATTAACACGCGATACAGTTCCGTCTAGGCACGCTGCTATCTGGAGTATTTCAGATATTAGTTCTCCTTTATCCATATACATGAACTGATCCTCCTGTAGTCTACTACAAGGGATCTCAGTGTTATCCTTCATTTAGTTTAATCTCCTTCCAATGGGCATACATTCTTCCGAATAACATTCCTTCATGCGACTTGATTGAATCGCCTTCAAGAATCTCTCTCTGTCTCTTGTCTAACTTCACATTCATTGAGAGATATTCTTTCTCCCAGTTCTGTATTTGCTCAACAGTGAGTTTCATTGTGTAATAATGATCGTATGATTATTTGTTTGGACGTTGAATTGTTTCTGAACATTCATGTTATTGTCTAGCATATGTTTTGCTAGATCTTTTAACAGTCTTTCAGTAGCGACTGTCATAGGGATGATGTTACCATGATCGGATTTATCCATCATCCATTTTGCTTTCTTCATTGTTAAGTATCAATTTTAGTAAGTATATTGGTATGAGAGCGAGCGAACCGCCGAGCATTGTGAATACTACTATAGAATATAGATCAATTAAATTATTTGCCATTATTCCAAGGCATTGTATTACCAGTTGTATTATAAGGAAATAGTTTATGTTCCTTGCGGTAGTGTACTATTTCCATGATGTCATCACGTTTTGCAATACATTGACGAATTAGATATTCTATCATAAAAGAATTGCACCTATGATGAATCCCTTGGCGAAACTTATACAAACTACCTGATAGTCTGTCCATCCAAATTTGTCTTGACACTTCTTGATAAGTTTCTTATCCCAAGTAACTATCTTGTCAAGTATTTGCTGTGTTTTATCTTGTAGTTTCATTTCTTTTTAATATACTGGTTGATTACTTCTATTTGGTCATGCCATCGAGCAATCTTATCTATTTCCTGTTGCATTGCTTCAGTAATATCAGGATGCTCACCTATACCAACAGGATTATTTAGATAGACTTCAACATTAGCAAGGTGCATCTGGATTTCACCATTTGCATGTGCTAGTAGTGCCTTGATTAGTTGTTCTCTCATAGTTACAAATGATACAATTAAAAATATATAGGTATAAATTTTTGTGTCTATTTCAACACTTTTTATATAAATAGTAGTAGAATTGAGGAAGAGCAAGATGTACCCAAAACACATACATTATGCTGTCCACCGAATACAATTAATGGTCTAATCTCATGCACAATATAATTTCTCAAAACAGAATGGCAAACTGGAATCATCATAGTTACGACACTTATGTCGCTAGTCAACAAACGGATGACGAAATGTTAGATGATTACTACGAGTGCCTTATTGAGTGTGAAGATAACCAGTCTAGTTGTAAGAGGATCTGTAAAGAATTACTGATTACATAGGCCAAGACAATTAAATAACTGTCACAAGACCTCTGAGAATCCTCTCAGGGGTCTTTTAATATGTTATTTGATAATCATAGGGTGTTGTTCCCATCCTCGTCCTGTATCAGGTACAGGGATGACTTTAGGAGTAGGTAATTCAATTAAGACTTTAATTCCACTCATTAAAGTATCAATGGAGTGACTCATCTTACGATAACCAGTACCAACATACATCTGACCTGCAAAGACTGATACTGTTGCTGCACCCCAGAATAGATAATAAAATCTACTCTTTACTTGGTGTCTTAGTTTTTCTTTCCTTTTTTTGGTCATAGTATTTCAATAGGTTAAATTCAGACTCTTGTAATTTGAGTCGTTCAAGGTGCTTTCTTGCATCAATTATGTCCCTGAACCATGCACGATTGAAAGCATCTTTAGTTGTGGGTTCAAGGTAGATAGGAAAAAATAGATGTGGAAAGTTTTCTTTCTTCCTACTAAACTTTGCTTCTATCTTATCATAATTGATCTTACGTTTGCGTCCGCTTGTTCTCCGCTTAGTTAATTTCTTTGCATTTTCATCAAAGTTACGCTGAGTCCTTGCCATTTAGTTCATCAATTAATGATCTTAGTTGGTTAATTTTTTGAAGTAATACATCTGACTTCTCGTGATCTGACTCGTTAAATGCAGTCATATAGTCGAGAATCAATGATCTTAGTTCCTCACTCTTTGCATGATTCATAGAGTTCTTGGAGTTCATCCTCATTATAGAATAGAGTTGACTCAGTATTTAATAGATCTGGGTTCAACCACTCGAACCATTCATCCGCAAAATACAATGCGGAATCCACGCAATCCGTTGCCATTAGTGACTGGAATCGTTCGATAACCCAGTCACGAAGCACTTCGCGTTGTGCGGAAATGATACTCAATTCCTGCTCATTTACAGTTAGATCTTCATTGTTCATTGGTAAATTCCACTTTAAGTTTAGCATCAGCGAGTGCTGCCACCATAGTCCATGCGGTCTCGCCACTCACCATATTTGTATCACAATAATACTCAATAGTATCCTCAAGTAATTCCTTGATTTCTACGAGTTGTGATGCTCTTTCATTAGAAATGTTCATCGTCTTACCAGAGTAAGGTCATTAGTCAAATGATTGTATGAATAAAATGCCAACTGACTTGGTAATACTTCTTCTATTGCTTTACAGAACTCAAGTGTAAAGAAAGACTGGTATCTCCAGAATTTCTTCTCTTCATCTGAGTGTGGTTCTGCATTAGTCTTAACTTTAATAGTATATTGTTTAGAATCCTCTAACTTGATTTCAGATAGAAGTTCCTTAACATGAGCAACAATCATAGGTGCTGCTTTCTGTGCCTTCAATTTAGTAAGTGACGGAAGATTTTTCATTAAAAAGATGCAATGGGAATAGTATAGCATGAAAAATGGATGCAGTCAAGACTGCACCCATATTGAATTTATCTCATATATAAATATCCTCCTGCCCAGTCACAACTCAGTAAGCAATTCTCTCTTGACTTATCATCAATTAAGTTATATCTTACATGTTGTGCTGGTTTTGCCCAACCTGCTGGTTTGTAAACATCACCAGTGGTCTTCTCAACAAAAGCATGAACACTACCATCACGATACTCATTACGATCTTGGAATGTATCGTAATCTTGTTGGATGATCTTGTAATACTTTCTACCTGATTGAACTCTAAATCTCATCAATTTAGCAGTTCCATTCTTGGTTGCCTGAATTTCATTTCTTGTGTACTCAGAAGCACTCTCAAGGTGCATACGCTCCATTGATCTTAGATGAGACTGTTTATAGTCTTCCTCTAATGCTCTGCATAGTGTGTCAACATACTTGCTGACTGTCTCAGTTTTAGAAACGAATTGTGTTTTAGGCATTTAGAATGTGTAACTTGAATGGGGGAAACGAAATCCCAGATGTCTGACCTATGCTAACTTGTTTACCAAGTCTAATTAAGATCTCAGGGATGGGATTTCGTTTCCCATATTCTTATTATACATCAGTTGAGGATGTTGTCTCTGTGGCCTGTGCCACTTTCTCAACTGGTTTTGATTTGCTGCTTTCCTGTGCCTTTGCCTTTATACTATCAATGGTCTTTAATGACCATGAATATACGTTCTTAGCAGTAGGTACAATAACATCAGTGGTAAATTCATCCCACTCATATAGATGTATCTGCCAACGTACCTTGGCATCTTCAATGTATTCACCTAGACTGATATGTGTTTCATCAGGTCTATCTGTTGGTGGTTTGTAGAGACTGCCTTTAACTTTTGGTCGTGGTGATTCAGTCATAGCATTGTATAATATGTACTATTTGGTATTTATTCTAACTGGTACATCTATCGTCCAAGAGGGTGATGATAACTTAACCATCTTAAATTGTTTCTTTGCTGCTTCTCTTGCCTTTGCTTCCTTTTCCAGTTGATTTAATTCCTTTTCACGACCTGCTTCAGGTTGTATCTCACCATAATGCGGATCCCATATCTCAGGATGTTCGTGATTCTCAAAGAACTCTAGGATAGAAGTATCTACCATGTGATACAATGTATCCCATGTTAATGTTCTTCTTAAATTCTCAGCAATGTAATCGTTCTGTGTAACAGACATTTCTTGCTTAAGAAATTCACCTC